TCCGTTCCGCCCATATTGGTGCCAGCAGAACTACCTGAACTTAAAGTGCTTATTGTTCCATATATTTTATTGGTTGCAGAATTAATTTTTACTCTAAATTCAAAAGTTCCGCTGCATACCACATCATTTACAACTATAAGCAAATCTGTATAACTTCCACTAATACTAGAAATAGTGGTGGTTGCACCAGATAAAGTAGTCGTTGATAACAAAGTCATCCCACCACCACTAGCAGGAGTAGCCCAAGATGGCACACCGCCTGAAACAGTAAGGACTTGCCCGCTTGTACCAATACCAAGTCTTGCAGGTGTTGATCCGCTTGATGAATAAATAGTGTCGCCAGTAGTTGTCATTGGGTTTGTCATACCTGTTGTATCTAGGTTTGCCCACGCACTGCCTGTGTAATAAGTAGTAACGTTTGTATCTTTAAGATAAGCAAAGTTGCCTTCTTGTGGCGATGTTACAGCTGCATCTCTAGCAGCGGCACTTGCAAATACCCAGACACCTTGCATTAAGTAGCCATCGACATCGGCTGCGGTCAATACCTCGCCTGTCGCAAAGTCCTTAAATCCTAATCCTGCTGCCATTTTTACTCCTTAGTAACTGAGCACATTATAGTCTAAAGTGCCGTAGATATTGTTATTTAAAATTAGAGAATCCAGCACGGGTTCTAAAGTCGTGAAGACCACTCTAAAGCTGTTGGGTGTTATAACGTTTTGCACGCCAAATATCTGCAAGGTCTTATCCAGGGTAGATCCACCTGGCTGGGTAGTAACCACCCTGATCGGATCAAAAAAGTCAAGCTCTAGGGCTGCAATTATGCCTGCGTTGTAATTGTCTGTGTATAGGTCTAGCTCGATAGAATCGCATCGCACGCTGGTCTCAGCACGGCTGGCTGTGTAAGCCTGTGCGTAATCTAGGGCTACGGCATCGGTTTGCATTAACAAGTCTTGGATCTGGTAACTATGGATAAAATACTTATCGATTGAGGCTTGGTTGATAGCGGTCTGGGGCGATCCGCCAGCCCTTGTAACAGTGGATGAGTTAAAAACGAGGGTATCATCCAACTTCCAATTAGCATTAGCGTATGGAATGCCTGTGCCATTGTCATTAAAGGTAGTTACTGTGCCACCTATTGAGCCAGCGGTTACAGCTCTATCTTGAAATACAAACTCCCCATTAGCATCTACATATAGTGCCCCATATTCTGACTGGGCTACAGTTTGCAAGGCGCCTAGTGAAGTGCGTAATGTGCCTGGATCATTTTGTAGTGTAGTTAGACCTGCATCAATATCACGCATAGTTGCTGGCCAGTCGATTTGGTCTAAAATTTGATTTACACGTGTGCCACTTAAATCGTTAGCAGCAGCACCCGCCACAGTAGTTATCTGCGCATTGTTGGCTAACCTAAAGGCATCTACAGCTTGTATGGTTGTATAGGCTACCTCTGTAGCATCTTTAGGCTGTGTGTTTACATAACTTGTAATAAAGCCAGAAAATATAGGATAAGTCGTAGCGCCATAGGTTGCAGTGATCTGCACCTTTTTCATAGGTGTTAGGTCGGGGCTGTAGGGACTTAGCGGATTGGTCGGGTTAAAATCGCCATTCTGATCTACGATGCGTAAGGTTAATTGGCCTGTCTGAAATTGGTCAAATAAAGGATTACGGCCTCTTGTGGTTTGTATAAAATTAATTTGATTTGATACGTCAACAATAATAGCAGCTGAATCTTCTAATATATTTACATCTAATATGCCAGTATCTAATATCATAGCCTGGGCAAAGGCTGGCCCTGTTGAGAAATTTATGTAAGCGTTTACTACTGGTACTGTCATTGGAAAGCAATCGAGCCAGCAGGTACTAACGCTCCGTTACCAAGTTTAGTTATATTGCCTAAAGCATTTTGTATGTACACGCTTAGGTCTTGCTCGCTAGTTAATACTGCGCCTGTGTTGACTGTAACTTGTGGTACTGCTGTAGGTGCTGTTGCTGCGGCAGCTGTTGATGCACTAGATGGCATTCCACCTGGCACGGCATATTGACCTGCTTGCGCAAAAAATGCATCAGCCTGTGCCTGTAATCTTGCAGATGAGGCAGCCAAGCCTGCTGCTGCACCTGCTTCAATCCCCATCGATTTAAATTGGCCAACTAAACTGGTAAAAATTTGATCGTATTTATTAGGCAAAGTATTAAGGGCGCTGGCAGCATTGTTGGCACTATCGGCCAATAGATCGGCAGCTGTCTTAGCATTCATCTCTGCAAAATACTTCTTAGCCAAAGCCTCATTATTGTCTAGTATGGCTATCTTTGCCTGGATACGTAACTTAGTCTCAGCATCGGTAGCCTCGCCTAGCGCCTTCATTAAGCTTATGCGCTCAACGTCAAACTTTTCAGCTAGTTTGTCTACCTCTGTTTGCTTCTTATTTTTTGCATCTAACAGCGCTAATTCTTTTTTCTTCTGGTCCGATAGTTTATTTTCTAGGCGTAGTTGCTGGCCAAAGATACGAGCCGATGCTCGGCCTTGTTTGTTGTCTGGCTGAGTGGCGCTTCTTGCACCACCAGCTAATCCCACAGCCCTTTGTAAGGCTAGCCCACCTGGTTGTAAACGTATTAACAAATCGCCTAAGCCACCAGAAGTTATCTTTGATGCTAGGCCGTCTAACTTGCTTATCAATAAACCTACGCCATAGATCGCATCGCTAATAGACTTGGCAAACGTGTCCATTTGAGTAGCGGCACCTTCAATGCTTCTATTCTTGCCTAGTAAACTTAAAGCATCTACTAAGCCTTTACCGATTTCTTCTTTAGCGCTTTCAGTAGATACCCTTAGTAGATCCATCTTGCCTGCATAAGTAGTTAATCTAGCTTGTGCCTGGCCTGCAAACTTGTTATTAAGTTCACCCAAAATCTTATTCATATCACCAGTTTTTAATGTGGCTTTACTTATGCCAGCCCCTAGACGGCTAAGACCTGTGGTGTTGCCTGAGAATCCTCTAGTTAATGCTGCGCTTACCTCTGTTAAAGATCGACCAGTAGCAGCACTTACATTTAATGCAGTGTTTAATGCATCTTGGCTTTTTGTAAATTGGCTATGTAATCTTCAACGGCTGGCGCACTAAATGCAAAACCAGTATTACGTAATTGAACCTCTAAAGACTTGGCTGCCTTCTCATCGGCTGCAAAGGCTTGTACTGCTCGCTTGCTGAATTGGAATAATTGCTGAGCGCCAAAGACACCAGCAAAAGTCTTGCCTAATTTATTTACTTGCTTATCGAAGGCTGATATTTCTTTTTTGCCTTTAGTAAGTGCTTTGCCATTAAAGGTTGCCGTGGCTGCTACAAATATATTGGCCATTACGCTGCCTTCTTACTTTTAATTTCAGTTTTTTTATTAAATTGTACGGCTGATTGATCTATCGCTTTTAATATAGCTTCATAAACTTTTAAACTATCTTGCGACCAGGCTTTGTAAATTAAACGGCCTTTCGTTTTACGACCACCACTTCGAGCGCCAGGTATTTTAGGCTGAGAGGTAAGTGGTTCTAATGCAGCTATAAATTGCTGACTAGCAAATGGGTTATTAGATTTATATTCTTCAAATGCTTTGCTGCGGGCTGATCGCTTGGTATATTGTCCGCTTGCACCTTGTGACGCTATCATCTCAAATGGTGCTCTGCCTTGAGGATTTAAACGGCCAGCAGTCTCGTAAATAGATCCAGGTCTGCTTACGTTGTAAACATAATTACTCACCTTAAAACCATTTCTTAATGTTTTATTTTCTCCAGGGTTGTAGCCAATACCTGCCAACACTGCGCCAGCATCATATTTGGGAAATGGTCTATAAGATACATCGCTAGACATTGGCTTAGACCAGCCAGATAAAACTGCATTATTGCTAAGCACAAATCCTTTAGCTTTCTTAGCTCTATCGGTTAGCACCTGTATAATTGCTCCATACATTTCGCTATCCATATCAATAAATTCTCTAGGCGGTATTCCAGTCTCTACGCTCAACTGTGCGATGCTGTAAAGGATCGAATCCCGCTGAATTATTTTTTTTCGTCGTCTAATACCTCGACAGTTTCTAGGCTGTCAATAAACTCAATTCCCCACAAAGGTATCTGAGCACCAGCCCTGCGTAAGCATTCATAAGCAAGCCAAAAAATCTCTGTTTGCCTTTCGTGCTCACGCAAGACTTTGCTAATACCTGATCCATACTTTAATTCGAAAGCGTACTCGACACCTGGTGTTATCTTGTGCTCTGTAACTTCACCATTAGCCCTTGTTATCTTTAGCTTTGCCATTACTACTCCTTAGTTAGAATGCCACCGATGATGACACTGTGATTGCGGAGTTTACTGTAAATGTGATAGATGAGGTAGCAACCTCGGCTACGCCACCTTGACCGATTGGGGTCAAGTTGTTTACAAGTACAGAGAATTGATAAGTAGGGTTTGTGGCTCCTACAGCTGTGCCTTTAACAGTGATTACTGATACTGCTAAGGTTTTGCCAAAGGCTGCGCTCAATGTCTCGTTGACCTGAGATGCTGCCCAGTCATTGATAAAGTCAATAGTGAATGTGCCTGATTGTAGACCTGCAACAAACTTATGAGCAGTATCGCCCATAGCAGTTATTTCTAACTCATCTACGATCTGGTTAATTACGGCATTAGTTACGTATGAGCTAATGTCGATGGATGGTGTAGTTGGCGCAGCATTGGTAGCCAACTTAACACCTACGTTATTATTTAAATAGATTGCCATTGTTATTCCTCGTC